AGGATCAACCATCTATCCACTTCCTCCCAACAGGCATCAAAGATTTCCCCGCCTTCAGTATCCCAACGATCACCATAAAAATGGACTATTTGAGGCTCCCGGCTAGTCTCAGCTACCACATAGGTATCATGTTGTACCTGTGGTACAGATCCTCCCTTAGCTGGTCCCGGTTGCCATGGTAGTTGCTGGTGGGTGTCGGACATATTTGTCTCCTTTATTTCAAGATCAGCCATCGGTCTACAAGTTTCGGGTCCACCCTGCCAAGAGATGCTATCGCTGAAAGCATCGTCCGGAACTGGATCAGGTTTGCCTTCGCCGCGATAAAAAAAACGGCAAACCTTTTTCTTTGGTGGCGTATCCTGCGGAGGCTGTGGCGGTGCTGTACTTAAGCCGCCTTGCGGTGGTTTCTTGCCGCCGGAGCCACGACGAGTTTTTAAATTTGCGAACACTCCGGCAGTATCAATCAAAATTTTCGCCCGCTCCCAATTTTCGCACTTGCTGCAATGGCGTGCATGGCAAAAACAAGTAGGGACCAGCGTGTAAAGGGCGTCAGCCATTTCCGCGATTAGCTCAATTTCCGTTGTCATCTAGGCCTCTTTCCATTTTGCAAACCTTAATAAAATGCCCTGAAAACGTGGTCGGCTCGTCATAGACTACTTGCATCATCTCCGGCCATTTCCTTGGCTCGCCGGGCTTAATCATGCCCTCCTCAATGTCTCGATCCCATGCCAGGCGATACCGTGCCGCTGTGTAAAGATCCCAGTAGGCATCCACCTCCTTGTCATGACCAACGCCCCATGAAGAATTGGGATGGCTCAATCCCATAGCGGGCTTTAAAGATCGATCGAGCCCGCTGGAAATTGATCGGGCCAAATCAGTTTCGATACGCCTGCCGGTGCCGTCTTTTAGTGTTTCGAGCAAATATTGGAATTGGCCTGATTGAAAGCGGGCAATTAGCTCCATGGCTTCTCTCACTCGCCACAACATTTCCCGATCCAAAGTGATTTGGTACCAAACTTTCCGTGGATCCGAACCCGATTTCTTTTTCGCCATTTATCACCATGATTGATTAAGGAATTGCCCTACAGAATCCTACAGAATCCTATCTGTGCCGAATTTAAAAACAACCGGAAAAATAGGCTTTTCAACTTTATCAATATCACTCTGTAAAATGATGGTAGCCGTGACGCAAACCTATATAAAGTATGTTCTTACGCCGTATTAAAATACTGCTACTTTGGCAATTAATCCGGCCATTTTCTCAGCCATTTTTGTTTCCTAATCCCTTATTTATCAACGGTTTACAACTTTCTTTTTATTTTCCCATTTTTGCGAATTTTCTGTAATTACAGAATTTGGTAAGATTTTCCTTAACGCCTGTTCAGTATTAGGGGCTGCCATGAAAATCCCGAAGCTGTGCGACCATCGACCATCAGGCCGGTCTTACGTCACGGACCCGCGCACCAGGAAGATGGTCTATCTGGGCCCGATTGGATCTCTCGAAACTGGCCGAGCGTATTCAGCCTGGGTTACGGAATACCTCGCATGGGTGAACCGAGGGGAAGAGGTTGTCGGGCCGGGTGATTACACGATAGGCGATCTGATCCAAAGATATTTGAAATGGGCCGACGGTTATTACCGTTTATCCGATGGCCGGCACACAAGCGAATTCTTCCGAATCAAGCTGGCTCTAAGGCCATTGGGCGAATTATTCGGAGACATCCACTGCAACGATTTCGGGCCTCAGAAATTGAAAAAGGTTCGAGAACATTTTGTCGCCATGAAATGCTGTCGGAAAACCTGCAACGCATGGACTCGGATTGTTACCAGGTGCATTCGGTGGGGTTCCGAGTGCGAGATAGTGCGGCCTGAAATCTGGTGGTCCTGCAAATCAGTGACAGCCCTTAAGCCAGGGCGAACACCTGCCACCGATCGGCCTCCCGTTCAGCCTGTGCCGATGCAGGATTTATTAAAGGTGCTGGCATTGATGAAAAAGCGACATGCGGACATGTTCCGGCTTCAGCTGGTGACTTGCTCACGCATCGGGGAAATCCGCATCATGAGACGCAAGGACATCGACACCAGCGGGCAACCGTGGACCTACAGGCCCGCCCATCACAAAACCGAACATCATGGAAGGGAAAGACTGATCTACATCCCGGAAGCTGGTCAAAAAATCCTTCAAGATTACCTGAGCAAACAGCCAGGCGAATACCTGTTCCCGAGCCCATTGGGCAACCAGCCATTGGCACCAGCGCACGTGAGCCAACTGCTTCACCGCCCATGCAAACTGGCAAGCGTCAAGCTGTTTACGCCCGGGCAGATCCGACACACAGCCCTTACCCTGGTCCGGGCCCAGTTTGGATTGGAAGCGTCTCAGCACGCCGGAGGGCACGCGAAAGCGGACGTTACGCAAATTTATGCGGAACGTGATGACGAATTGCTACGCCGGGTGGTTCGCGAAATGGAGTGGAAATTTGAAAAATAAAATACTGTAAAATTTTACAGTATCTGGGGTACACCTATTTTGGATGCTGTGGCAAAATAAAGTTATAACACCTTCAGGAGCCACGCACATGCAACTTATTCTCGGGACAACCGCTATTGCTCGTCGGTTCAAACTTCACCCGCTCACCGTGCGGTGCTGGATGGTCCGTGGCATTAAACGCAATAATCGAAAGATCAGGCTGAAACATCAGTTGATCGGCCGGAGTTTCCGCACGTCAGAGGAGTGGCTACAGGAATTTCTTGATCAGCTGAACCGAGGCCGAAAGGTAAACCAGGGCGTGAAACACATCAGTAAGGAAGAGCTTAGGGAATTGCTTAGCTAGGGATTAATCCTTGCTCTTTAAACAGCTTTCTTAAAAGATAATTCAATTGGCCTGTTTTATCTCTGTTTTCTTTTAATGCTTCTTGAAGCAAAATATCGTGAAGATCGTCGTCGACTCTAATCATTCCGCGACTTTTTTTCTTTTTCTCAACTGGTTTGTCAGACTTTTTTTTGACCATTGTTGCAGCTCCTTAACTGGTTGTAACTTTGAATGTACCACCTGTTTGCAACTTTTTCAAATTGTAGGCGATAAAAAAGTTTTCAAAAAATCAAAAAAAATAGGTTGCGTTCGATTATACTCTGTGTACACTGCGACTATACACATTTTACACAAGCAAAGTAATCTGTGTCTCGAACCACTATCGGAACCACATGCCTTTTTAATTTCCATCGGTCATAGGTTAGGGCCATGGCAATAATGAGGTCGGCATGTGGGCAACAGTCTGGGGGTTGGGTGTTTGTAGAATGGCACCCGGCCCCCAGCATCCACAGACCACGTAAGATTCAATACGAACCACCTTGGGGGTGGTCTCCTGGCACCCGGGGGAGGATCAGGTAACACTCCTCCGGGTGTTTAATCAAACCGTGTCGATTGTTTTGTTTTATTTTTTAGAAAGGAATTTGCATGCTCGGATTTATGTTCATTTGTTTTGCCGGACTAATCGGCTATCTGTTCGGCCTGTTTCATTGCTACCAATGGTCCCGGGACGTGATCGAGGCCCAGGAACAGGCCATCGAGGATTTAACCCAATCGAATTTCAGGCACTAATAAAACAATTAACCATTAAGGGGGATTAGTATGACTTTTGAAATTGCAGGAAAAATAGCGGACGAGGCATATCAATCAGGGATTTACCCAGAGGAGGCCGGGTTCTTCCTGCCTGGAAAGTGTTTTGCTCGTTTGACCGATGGAAAAAAAACTTATCAGGTACAAATTATCAGCATTTCTCCAGCGTCGGCTCAAGAGTGCTTAAAGCAAAGGAATACTGTCAATTTCCGAAAGATTTCGGTTAAGTTTAAAAAATCCTACATGGACGACATGCGTCGTGGCCGCTGGAATCTTAATGGAGCGGCTATCGTGTTTGGACCTGACGGCAAATTGGTGGACGGCCAAAAGCGTCTTGCCGCGTGTGCTGATGGATTAGTGAGTTTTACGACGTTTGTGATTGTCGGGATTAAGCCGACTCTTACTACCGACACCGGCGAAAAACGGACACTGAACCAATATCTACGCGCCCGTGGCGAGAAGCATTATTATACTCTCGGCGCTGCTATCTGCTGCCTGAAAAGGTACCATGATAGGTCTCATATTTACTCCAGGGAGAATATATACAGCACCACCGAGTATCTGGGTGTTTTGCAAGAAAATCCAGGTATGCGCGAATCCGTTGCCTATGTTGCTAGCACCGAAATCAATGTTGGGGACGGTCCCAGTTCTGTAATCCATTACCTTGGTTGCCAGCACGGCCTAAAAAAGCATGCGGACAATTTCTTTCGTGATCTCGATAAGGGCGAAAGGCTGCAAGAGGGGGACCCCGTCTACGCACTCCGCAAGGAAATTATGGATCGATTCCGCAGCAACAGGCGGATGGGATATGTGGAAAAGTTTGCCAAGGGCATCAAGGCTTGGAATTACCGTTTAGCAAACAAGGTAACAAAACATATTCGATTTAATTTGTTTGGGGATCATGCCAGCGAATTTCCAGAACTAGAATTTGATCCTGTCAATTAACTATAATTTTTTTTTGCCTTAATGTAAGCTGTTTAATTTTTAACTCTAATTTCACGTAAGGGGATTTTAATGCAGGTCATTGACGACGTATGCAATTACTGCGGATGCCAGGTTGAGGACGGAATCTGTGGCATTTGCGAGGCACTGGAGATGGCTGAAAGCGAGGGGGACTATGAAGACGAATGTAACTATCGAGGAAATTATTAATGGGCAAAAACATGAACCCGAACAGCTGGCCGGGTGGCAAATTGCTTTGAGGGAATGGCTATTGCCGAAGATAAGCTCGCGGGCCCTTAAATGCCTATGGGATGCAGTCAAAACCGATAGCCCAGCATTGACAAACAAAATTGGTGTCTATGCCTTGCCAAAAGGCCAGCTTAAAGGCGAAGGGCAACGCGACACCGATAAATGCCTCAGCGCTGATCTTTTTGGATTCCTGGCTTGGTGCAGTGGTGGTTATGAAACCATCAGTGAGGTTTTCACCTGGCGGGCCCATTTACTGCTGTTATTCAGAAAGGAGGCAATCAACAAACCCGATAGCATTGTCACCAATGCCCACATCGATGACTTGCTTTATTGGTGGTGGGGCACTGAAAGGCACGAAAGTTTCAGACAGCTGGATCGAGAAATTACCCGATACGTCAACAACCTTTTTTTACAGAATTACAAGAGCAACTAAGGAGCAATCACGATGCTGAAAACATCAACGAAATCGTCTGAATACGAACGCCCACCGGCAGGCACGCACCGCGCTGTGTGCTGTGCTGTCGTAGATTGTGGCGAACACTTCGAATCTTACGGTGATCAGCCCGAAAAGCTGGTTCGCAAGATTGCCCTCGGCTTCGAGCTTGTCGATGAAGCGATGTCTGGAACGCGGGGATACAACCATGTCATCGTCAAAAACTTTACACTTTCCGGCCATGAAAAATCAGGTCTGAGAAAATTAATGGAATCCATACGGGGCAAGCCTTACACCAATGCCGAAGAGCTTGACGTGTCAAAATTGCTCGGTATTCCTTGCCTTGTCAATCTCACCGAAAATGAGAAGGGCAACGTGAATCTTGCCGGGTGTTCACCACTGCCCAAAGGCATGGAGAGGCCAACGGGCAGGCACCAGCCTTACACCTGGGAGTTTGGCACCAACGGTCAGCCATCGGGCGATCTTGAGGTCCCGACCTGGTTTCCCAAAATTTATGGAGAAACGCTGGCCGAATATATCGGCAAAAGCGAGACATGGAAGGCGATGAGGCAGTCCATGGCAGGCACCGCATCGGCAGCAGTGAGCAACAATTCCCAAGACGACAACATCCCCTTTTAATAATCAGGAATCCCAATGTCATCCATTTTTAAAATCAGGGTGACAGGCGGGCGGCAGCAGACCCCGGACCTCGACCAGGTTCGGGCCTGCTTGCCTTATCTCACCTCGCCTGAACATCTTGTGATGGTTCAAGTATTGCCATCGGCCAAGTTTGAATACTGTGCCGGGAATGCCCCTGACCAGGTCATCCGAGCCGTGCAACGGCTGTGCGAACAACATGACCCGATCGGGGTTTACATCACGCTGAATCCGATCGATGAAACCACGATGACCGTCAGCGCAGCACGCAATGACGATATTTGTGCAAGGCACCACCTCCTAATCGACATTGATCGAGCCGGAGGCACCGGGACCAACGCCAGTGAAGCCGAACGGGATCAGATTTTTGCGATCAGCAAGCAGGTCATTGCCCTTTTGGTCGATCAATATCGATGGCCTGAGCCGGTAGTGATTGACAGCGGCAATGGCGTGCATATCGATTTCCGAATTGACCTCCCGAACGACGACGACACCAAGCAGGCCCTGAAGTTGTTTCTACGGGCCTTGGGTCGGCGGTTCGACAACCAGGCGATCAAGATCGATGCCAGCGTCTACGATGCTCGCAGGATCCGCAAATTGCCCGGGACCATGTCCTGTAAAGGCCCTGCCAGCGATGAACGGCCTCACCGCATGGCCAAAGTATTATCAGCGCCATCGGTGGCCGACTACCATGCCAATCTGGTCACACGTGATCAGATATTGACGGCCACCCTGTCAGCCGAAGGCGCTAAGCCAGGGCAAAAATCGTCGCTAGTCGTGCCTGCCACCAGCAACACCTCCGGCCAATCTTATCTGCAGGCAATATTGGATCGGGAGCTTGGCCAGCTACTACGGACACCGGAGGGTGAACGACATGCAGCCCTGTTCCGCGCGGCGGCCAATTTCGGCAACCTGGTCGTCGGTGGCTATATTTCCCGGGAGATGGCCGAAGCCCATTTGACCAATGCAGCGGACACCTGGAAGGGCGATCGGGCTGCAGACGCCAGGACGATCAGGGATGGTCTTGATAAGGGCCTGCTGACGCCCAGGGTGCTACCGGAGCAGGCGAAGCCGACGGCATCACCGATAACGGCGGGATTGCCTGTAGGGCCGACATCAGAAAAGCCAACCGTGACATTTTACGAAGACGACACCCTTGACCGGCTGGACATCCCGCCAGCGCGGTGGGCTGTGCCTGGGCTACTATCGGAAGGTTTGTCGATCCTTGCCGGCAAGCCCAAGCTGGGCAAAAGCTGGTTGGCCCTGAATTTGGCTTTGACGATAGCCAACGGGGCGAAGGCCCTGGGCGATGCCCAAACGGAGCCGGGCGACGTCCTTTACTTGGCTCTCGAAGACCGGCTTAGGCGTATTCAGGACCGATCCAGAAAGGTGAGGGCAGGGCTTAATCTGGAAGCCACAAACCGGCTTGTTTGGTCGTGCGAATTTCCTCGCATGCACCAGGGCGGCCTTGATGAGATCAAAAAATGGATCGATTCCAGATCGAGGCCCCGGCTGATCGTGCTTGACGTGTGGGCAAAATTTAAGCCTCCGACTAAGGCCAACGGCAACCAGTACGAACAGGATTACGAATACGCCGGAGCCCTGAAGGCTTTGGGCGATTCTACCGGCATTTCCATCCTTGCTTTGCATCACTGCAAAAAGGCAGTGGCCGAAGACGTGGTAGATGAAATATCCGGAACGCATGGGCTTGCTGGCTGTGCTGACGGCATGGTCATCATGTCCCGACACCGGGGTGAGAATGAAGCCAAGTTATTTCTCACCGGAAGAGACATCGAAGAGAAAGAAATTGTTTGCAAATTCGATCCAGTCAAATTCACCTGGACTAACTTGGGAGACAGTAAAACGGTAGTTGAAGGCGAGCTTCAATCCAAGATTTACCAATTTCTCCAAGGCAACCCTTTGACGTTTTTTACCAGTGCAGAGATTGCCGACTGCATTGAGCATAACCGTGAAAATACTCGCGTGACCCTTTACAAGATGCACAAAGCCGGACTTATTCGAAAGTCAGGAACAAAATTCGGATTTCTGGTTCACGGAACAAACGACACTGAAAGCTTTTAGCCAAACTCTGTAACGGTGTAACGCTTGTAACGGTGTAACGCATGTAACGCAAAATGAAATAACAGGATTTACTCTATCTTTCTAGTGTTACCGTTACAGCGTTACAGATTGCTCTAAACCCTTTAAATATCAGAGTTTAGCCTTGTAACGGGCTAGCGTTACAACCCCGTTACAACCCTCTATGCAGCGTTACAAAAACTGTAACGGTGTAACGCTTGTAACGGTGTAACGGTGTAACGCTTGTAAAGCTAAATGAACAAAAAGGGAAGAAGAGAGAGATGATGATAGACCAGCTACTTAGATCTCTTAGCCGCTTAGGCTTCAGGCTGGACATCCAATATGAGAGTGACACCGGATGGATCCTCAACCTTCAGGGCAACAAGTCTTTGTTGACCGATGAGCTACGAAACCTGATTAAGGAACACAAAGAAATTATCTTGGATTATTTGTGGGACCGGCAGCCCGTCAGCGCTGGGCCCAATTGGGAACAGACTACCGCCAGCACCGATATGGTGGAGGTTTATCGTCTCGCCTGGGACGACGGACAGGCCATTGCCCTGAGCAAATCAACCGTGGACGCAATTTGTGATTGGAACCGAAAGGGAATTTAATATGCAGGCAACGAAAAGTAAAAAGCATCGGACTCACTGGGCCAAGCTATTGGATCAGGCCGTGTTCAACGCGGGCGCTGACGCCAGATTGCGTGGCGTGCCACGGAGCAACAATCCTGAGCGCGACTTATCGCTCCGCAACAGCTGGGCCGCTGGATGGGATGACGTGGATCAGCATTGGGGCGAGGAAGCAAAAAATCGGGAGGAATTGACACCATTACCAGCGGCGAGAAAATGATATGCCCGACCAGCTGGTTCGCTGTCAGCGCTGTGGGCATTGGCGGCATCGAGGACATCCACACGATCCGAAAATCTGCGAACGAAAGCGACCTGGTTGTACGAAAGGAGCGAATAATGGCAACAACGGCACCAAAGGTGAAACTATTTCAGTTCATTCGGGGCGGGATGAAATGGCGTGCAACGAACACCGGGTGGAAAACTGATTGCGGGCGTTTTTCCGTATGGGATATGACCGATCACCGAATCAGTATTATGAAATGCAGTTTAAAAACAAAATGGAAATTATCAGGCCCTGGCGTCAAAGAATTGTGGCCGACCATGATGCAGGCAATCAGGGCAGCGGAGGACCACCGTGGACGAGAATAGACCATATTGCGCAAGTGCGCAAAATGGTTGAACCCTTTATCAGGAGCTCCATTTTGGCCGAGAATAGATACCTGTTTTTCCTCGCATTACTGGCCATGCGAAAACTGCCCGAGCCGGTGCAGGAATTCAAATTCCATCCTTCCAGAAAATGGAGGATGGATTTTGCTTGGCCTGATCAACGCATTGGGCTTGAGGTGGAAGGCGGCATCTGGTCAGGCGGCAGGCACACGCGAGGAAAAGGGTATCTGCAGGATATGGAAAAATACAACGAAGCCACGTTGATGGGGTTCAAATTGCTTAGGGTAACACCTAAGCAAATGGACAACGGTGATGCCGTTGAGCTGGTCGAGCGTCTTCTTACTAAACCTTAGTTTTGATCAGGGGATTGATCATGTTTTGTTCTCAATTCGATCGTAAACAATTACTGACAGCAATGTCCACGGTTGCAGCAGTATCAACCCGGGATAAAACCTCCCCGATTTATGATTGCCTGATGCTTTCTTATAACGATGAAACCGTGAAAATTTACGGCACCGATGGCGATATGAGTTTTGAATTATTGTTTGAGCGCGACAACACCGATGAAAAATCACTTTCAACGGGGCAAATCCTATTGCCTAGCAAAACCGTTGCCATGATTCGGGATCTGCCAACGGTTGAGAAAGTGACTATCAAGTTAACCAAGGCAGGCGAATCGGAAAGAATTGCCATTTCTGGAGACTATGGCAAATTTGATTTATCCTTGCCAGGGCTGCCAGAAGAAATGCCGGTATTTGGTGTGCCTGATCATTATCCTAATCCAGTGACGATCGAAGGCATTAAGCTGAAACAGGCAATTGCCTTGACCGCATTTGCGACTACTGAATCCAGTTCAGCCAAGCACGCCATTTCAGGCGTATTAATCGAGGTTAATGCAACCGAAGGGGCAATTAATTTTGTTTCCACTGATGGCCATCGGTTATCGTTTTACTCGATAATGGACGAATTCAAAATAAATGCCAGTCACATTGTTCCAGTAAAAGCATTGCAATTGTTGTCCAAAACAATTCAGGACAATGAAGAGATCAAAATCTTTTTTCTGACAAACGGCGTCATGTTTCAAACATCCACGGCCACGATTTACACCGGCGTGGTTGAAGGCCGATTTCCAAATTATCGCCTTATCCTGCCGGACAAAGCTGAAAAGAAATTCACAGTGTTTGCTGGAAATTTGTTGATTGCATTAAAAGCAGCAGCACACGGCACAGACGACGAATCAATCTGGGTTGAAATGGATTTCCATTCTAACCTTTTAAAAATCAGCAGCATGAGCCCAACACGCAAGTCATTCGTCAATTTAAACTTCTTTGGCGAAGTCAAGAATTTTAAAATCAGGTTTAATCCAAAACTGGTGATGGATTATCTGAAACACATATTACCCGATGAAGAAATCACATTTGAGATGACTACATCGGCCAGACCGATTAAAATGAGTCATTATGATAGATACACTTATATCGTGATGCCGATAGAGTTGCCTGAAAAGCCAAAAAAGTAGCGGAAAAAGAATGCCACAAAAACCGCAATACCTGAAGAATGCACCGCATGAGGTGAAAAAGGCTGATCGGTTCTACCGATCAAAATACTGGCAGAACAGGCGGGCATGGTACCTTCGACATCATCCCGCCTGTGCCAGGTGCGGGCAAGCTGCAACAGCAGTGGACCACTTCGACGGCAACAGAGAAAACAACTCATTAGATAATTATCAATCACTGTGCCATCGATGCCATAGCCGAAAAACGTATCAGCATGATGGAGCTTTTGGTAGAATTAAAAATCCTGAACAAAAGGAGACTGATGAAATGAGTGGAGAGAACAACGGCGTCAGTATCACGCCATCAGACACGACCACATTCAACCCGCCCTTGCGATCGATCTATTGCGGTGGCACTGGCGACATTGCAGCCGTAATGAACGGGGGCCAAGCCGTGACGTTTAAGGCAGTGCCGACGGGCACACGGCTGGAATTTTTTTTCCAGGCCGTGAAGGCGACCGGCACGACCGCCACCAACCTGGTGGGGCTGTACTAGGCTGACCCCGGACCTCCTCCCCCGGGCCAGGGGGGGGTGGGGGAGACCCCCATATGGGGGCAATTTGTGGACAAAAAGGGTAGAAGACCGAGCTTGTAATCGCACGTATTTTTTTGTTTCCGAAAAACGAATTGGGGAACGGCGACGAAAATGAAAGGAATTGCTTGACACCCGAGCAAACGCGATTGGTCGAAACTTTACGGTTTCTCGCTGTTCGCCTCGCGAAACGCTTCGGAAAAAATGTCCCTGATGCTTATTCAATTGCAATCCTGGAAGTGGTTGAGCTCGTTTCAAAATATCATCTTGATCTTGTTCCTTTTCTTGTCTTTACAACGATTCGAAACAAATTACGCAACGAACAAAAAAAAGAGCTTCGGCGACGTAGGCGGGAATTGCCATTGAACGGGGATCCTGTTTACACGCCAATTGAGCCCGCTAAACTTTTGGATTGTTTGCCGGATGATTTGAAAATTCTGGCTCACGCTAAATGGATTCAGGGTTTTTGCAATCGTGTGATCCGTGAACAATACGGACTGACCAAGCGTGCATTGATTGACAAATTGACAAAAGCGAAGGGGATTTTATGGGCAGAAAATCAAAATCACGACGACGACGCCGAGCCCCGGCGGGCAAAGTAAAGGCTGCAGACCTCCCGATCGTCCAAGAAACCCCGGCCGGGCCTCCATTGCCATTAGATCCTCCCGCCTGGCTGACGGGCGAAGCGCTGGCCGAGTGGCGGCGTGTGGTTCCGGACCTCGCTGAACGTCATTTGCTGGTAGCCATCGACACGGTTATTTTGTCCGGCTATTGCCACGCATTCGCCGAATACCGGGCCTACCTGGCGATTGTGCTGGCCGAAGGCCGAATTATCAAAGGGGCCAACGGCGAGCCGAAATTGCACCCCGCTGTGCGGCAGGCAAATGTTCTCTTGGCCGAATTGCGACGCATGGCCAATGAATTCGGATTTAGCCCTGCAGCGCGTACCAAGATTGCGATTGAACCACCAAAAACCCAGGAGATGGATGAATTCGATGTCTTCGCGAATAATCTCTCACCAGTGTGATTCGTGCGGAAAGCGTCACCGATGCACAGCCGGGTGCAAATGCCCAGGGTGCAGATACTGCCTCAGTTGTTGCAAAGGGAACAAGATTGACGGCAGAAACAAAAAACTGGATCAGAACCCGAGCCGATGAGGTTGCCGCGAGTCAGGGATGTTATTTCGACTCGCGTGCAGCCGAACGGGTTCGGACCTTTTTTGAAAAATTCTTACGCCACTCGAAAGGCGCGGACGCGGGCCGGCCGTTTGAATTGCTCGATTGGCAGTGGGATCGGGTGATTGCTCCGTTATTTGGTTGGAAAATGCCTGATGGAACCAGGCGTTTTAACCGCGCGGGCGTGGCAATTCCGAAAAAGAATGGCAAGTCTACGCTTTGCGCGGGCGTGGCCCTTTATCTATTGGTAGCCGATGGCGAACGTGGCGCGGAGGTTTATACGGCTGCAGCAGACCGGAAACAGGCGTCGATCATTTACAATGAAGCGGCCACGATGGTCGAAGCGTCTTCGGCACTATCCAGCCGGTTGAAGGTCAGGCGGGCCAGTAAAACGATCCGATACCCTGAAACCAATTCGATTTTTGAAGCTCTTTCGGCTGACGTACCGACGAAAGACGGCTTCAATATTTCGGGGCTTTTGTTTGACGAATTGCACACACAGCAGACCCGCGATTTGTGGAACACGCTTCGATACGGGGGCGCAGCCAGGCGGCAGCCCCTTATCTTTTGGATTACGACGGCCGGCATCGATAAAGAGTCTCTGTGTTGGGAGCAATGGGAGCAGGCATTAGCCGTGCAGGAGAACCGATCGGAAGACATCAGCTTGCTCGGCGTGGTTTATGCTGCCGGCGATAATGACGATTGGAAATCAGAAGAGACGTGGAAAAAAGCCAATCCGTCTTATGGAATCACGATTTCAACTCGATCAATGAAAGAGGCATGTGAAGAAGCAATCAGCAGTCCGGCCAACGAAAATAATTTCCGACGTTATCGGCTCAATCAATGGTGCGGGCAAGTGACTCGATGGTTATCGGTGGACCGATGGCGGGAACTCGAAGACCACACGCCAATCGAAGCAAAAAGCAAATGCTTTGTGGGCCTCGATTTATCCACAACAACCGACTTGACGGCCATGACCGCGATATTCCCAAAATCATCGCCTTATCGAATCATGACCCGATTTTGGCTTCCTGAATCAGCGCTGAAGACCCGCGAGAGATCAAACCGCACCAGGCTGGACAACTGGGTGAGGCAAGGCTGGATCAAATTAACCAAGGGCGACGTAATCGATTACGACGTAATCAGGAAAGACATCAACGATTTTGGCAAACAATACAAAATCGATCAGATATTGATTGACCCATGGAACGCCACCCAGCTGGCAACGCAATTGCAGTCGGATCGGCATAATGTAGTTTTCGTTCGACCTACTTTTTACGGTGTTGCTGGAGCCACAAAAGAGTTTGAAAAACTGGTGCTGGAAGGAAATATTCGGCACGACGGCAACCCGGTGATGCAATGGAACGTGGCAAACGTGGCGGTTGAATCGGACGCGGCCGGGAATATCAAGCCGACGAAAAAGAATTCAGCGGAAAAAATTGACGGCGTTTTTGCCTCCATCCTTGCCCTGGCTGGAATTATCAAAACCGGAGAAAAGAAGCCAAGTAAATATCAAACCACTGGAGTCCAATCGATATGAAAAAATCTTTTTTACAGCGAGTAGCCGGAGGCATCGCGAAGCGTGCCGCCAAGTTTGCGGGCATCCCCCTTCGTGATCCGGCTTTGGTGGCCATGCTCGGCCGGACGCCTGCATCATCGGGGATCGACGTCGACGAAGCCAAGGCCCTGAATTTCTCGGCTGTTTGGTGTGCCGTCAATTTGATTTCCGGCACCGTGGCATCATTGCCGATCAACGTCTATAAACGTAGTGGCAAGGGCTTCGAAGAAGTCTTGAACCACCCGATTGCCAGGCTGTTGCAACTGGCCCCCAACGTCGAGATGACGCCGTTTATTTTTTTCGAGACTCTTCAAGCCCATATGCTGACCTATGGCAATTGCTATGCCAAGATCGAGCGTGACACCGATGGGAATATCGTCAATCTTTGGCCGGTGATGCCCAACCAGATTGAGCCGAACCGCACCGACGACGGCAAACTATGCTATGAGTTTCATGCCCATTATGAGGGTGAACAGGATGAAACCATTTTTCCCGAAGACCTGCTTCACGTGCCTGGGCTTGGCTTCGATGGAATCCGGGGCTATGGCGTGATTGAACTCGCCCGGGATAGTGTGGGCTTGGGCTTGGCGTGCGAAGAACATGGCGGGAGGTTCTTCGGCAATGGATCGGTGCCAGGCGGTATCATCGAACACCCTACGGAATTAGGCGAACAGGGAATCAAGAATTTAAGGGAGTCTTGGGAGCAGGTTCACAGGGGAGTTGACCAATCGAACAGAATCGCAATCCTCGAAGAGGGCGCATCTTACAAGACGGTTGGTTTGTCGCCGGAAGACAGTCAATTCCTTCAGACCCGACAATTCCAAGTGATCGAGATTGCCCGCTGGTTTAATATCCCGCCCCATATGTTGCGTGATTTGTCGAACGCATCTTTCGCCAACATCGAACACCAGGGCATCGATTTCCTTACCTATACCCTCCGCCCCTGGCTGATCAAATGGTGTCAGGAAATTAACCGGAAATTGTTTCGGCCTGCCGAGCGAATGGCGTTTTCGGTGTCGCACAACACGCATGAACTGCTTCAGACTGACGGGGCCACCCGATTCCAGATGTACCAGACGGGCCGCTATTCTGGCATCTTTACCTTGAACGATATTCTTCGGCGCGAACGCATGAAACCTATTGACGGGCCGGAAGGTGATGTCCGATTAATGCCTGAGAATATGTCTGTTTTTGGTCCGCACAGCGTTCCAGCCGTCGACGACAATGGGCAGCTTGCCAGCACTGATCCGCGAGTCATTCAGGAGACAGCCTTGGACGGTGGGCAGATTGATAGCTTAATGCAGATCATTCAGGCGGTTTCGGCTAATCAGATCAAACCTGATTCGGCTGCCCAAATCGTGCAAATTGCATTTCCGAATGTAGATCCTGAACAAATCAAGCTACTACTGAAACCGTATCAGAAAGGAATTGGCTAATGGAAACAAGATCATTAACCACCCGGGTGGAACTCCGGGAGGAAGACGGCGGCGGCAAAACCCTGATGGGCCGGGCCGTGGTTTATAACAGCTGGTCCGAGCCAATTTACGGGTCTTTCCGGGAAAGACTCTTGCCTGGCTGTTTCGATGAGAGTCTTGGCAAACGTGACAATGATATTATTGGAACCGTCGACCATGACCCTTGCCGACTCCTGGGCCGGACATCAAGCGGCACCCTGAAACTGAATCGGGGGCCGGAAGGAATCGACGCAGAGGTTAGCCTTCCAGATATTTCTTATGCCCGGGATCTTGCTGTCAGCGTTCAGAGGACAGATATCAAAGGCATGTCATTTATTTTCGATGTTCTTGAAGACGATTGGGGCATCGACGAAAATGGCGGCAGCACCAGGACCGTGAAGAAAGCCGAAATCCATGAGGTTTCCTGGGTTGTTTTTCCGGCCTATCTTGCCACCAGTGCAGGCATTCGCGGCGGTTTCAATCCGAGCGAGGATCCGGAGGTCCGGTCGAAGGTGTTGGCAAGGATGAAGGCGGCTTTGGGCAGACCGAAAGAATCTTTAGAGGTGCTAAGTTTGGCACTGGACCTGAAAGAAAAAGAATAGCAGATTCCTTTGCAAAACAAAGCCACCGAGGCAAAACCCCGGTGGCTTTTTCGTTTTACTTGCCTGCATCGAATTCGGCTAGCGACACGCCCAGGCACATGGCTATGCGGTGGACCATATCGAAACTCGGTTGCCGTTCGCCGGTCTCGATCCGGCCAATCGTGGCCTGATGAGTTTGGGCCTCTTTGGCCAAGCGGTATCGAGTCCACCCCTTTTGCTCGCGCAATGCAGCAATTTTTTGCCCGATGGTCATGGTTTATTCTTTCCGGGTTGTTGTCTGCTCCTGTCGTCAGGTAAAGTTACACGATGATCTCAATGGTTTTCTTTTTGTTGATTAAATGCTGAAGGATCGCATCGAATGACTCCTGGGTGGGAGCGTGGTCGAGGTGGAAACTAGGACGCTCGTATGTTCCGTACGCCATATGATCTCCGAGAACGAACAGTCGAACACGATCCACTCCTACGGGTTGGGATATTTGTAGGACTTTTGCTTCCTCTTTATCGATCCATGTAACTTCTGCCATTTTTTCTCCTTTAACGAACCGTTAGAAAATTTCAAACACTTGAGCCAAAATTTCAAACACTTGAGCCAAAATTTCAAACACTTGAGCCAACTATCCAAAAATCTTGGAAGATTGAACCGTCAAGCCGTCCTTGACGGTTCCCCGTGCAACACTCCGGGCTAATCTTTGTCACCTTGGCTGCCCAGCCAGCACAAAAATAGGTTGCACACTGCGATGATAATACTTTCCATTTTTTACCTTCCTGAAACCTCGGCCAGATGACCGGGGGCGAACTTGGATTAAATTTCAACGACATTTTCCATGATTGCGTCCATTTCGTCTTCGGTCACCTCGTCGCCGCTGTCCGTGGCTATCTCCTCAATAATCACCTCCAGGGCGTTGTTGGCGCAATGCCGAAAATTGGCCACCTGTCGGCCGTATGCGTCTTCTACCCACCCATCCTCGGACCAGACCAGGACCGGGCTGGACGCTTCGGACCAATTGGCGGCAACGGCCACGATCTCTCCACCCCATGGCCTGCACATTAACCCAGACATGTTTTTCGGGGCCGTGATTTTTGACAGCTTGCTCATCTTTCATCTCCTGTTTGGTTTGCGTTCGATTAACCTTACACTTTGATAATAGCCCATAGGCAATTACTTGTCAACAGACAATCCAATATATTTCGAAAAAAAAATCCGGGGGCAAAACCGGCCCTTGAAAGCCATTTATCTGTAGGGGGATTGAAAAACATTTAAGGAAACAGGAATGGCGTTATCTCCAGCAGATCACCAGAAGGTAAAATCCCTCCGCGAGCAGCGCGGCAAATTGCTTCACGATGCTCGCAAAATCCTCGACACCGCCAACGGCGAAAGCCGGGGCCTCCGGGATGATGAAAAAAACCTTTGGGAAGGCATGAATCGTGAGATCGATGACCTGAAAGAAAGAATGGACATGGTCGAAAGCCTTTCCAAAAAGGAAGACGACAACCAGGACGACGAGCCGGACGGAGACGAAAAAGAGCGTAAGAAGCGGGAAAATTCTTCCGACGACGACGACGACCGCGACGATGAAGATAACTACGACACCGATGATGAGCGTAAACGTTCCATCCGCTTGCCTGACGGCCGCCTAGCTGTCCTTGTTCCCAATGGCCGCACCGGCTTGCCTAATCCCAACAAACGAAGCAACAGCCGGGTGGAACGCCATCCTTGGGAGACTGATGGCGATTTCCGCACACGTCAGCGGCGAAATAGTGATCAGTACCGCAAGGTGTGGTCCAACTACCTCGCCCAGGGCCCAGACGCGCTGATTGCTCCGCTGGCAAAACGAGATATTTCAGCCGACTCGGACATCGTCGGCGGTTACCTGGTTGCCCCTCAACAGTTCGTCGGCGACTTAATCAAATTTGTCGACAACATGCTGTGGATTCGGCAATTCGCCACTAAGTACATCGTTCAGGCTGCCCAGACTTTGGGCGCCCCAAGCCTTGACAACGATCCAGCTGATGCAGACTGGACCAGCGAACTCGCCACCGGCAACGTCGATAACGCGATGTCCTTCGGCAAGCGTGAATTGACTCCAAGACCACTGGCCAAAAGGCTGAAGGTCAGCCAAAAACTGCTTCGCATGGCGACAATCGCTTCTACTGTCCAGGCATACGGAGCGAACAATACCGGAAGCGTGGAGGGACTGGTCCGCACCCGTCTCGGGTACAAATTCGCGGTGGCCGAGGAAAAGGCATTCATGACTGGTTCCGGGGCCAACCAGCCCTTGGGCCTGTTCACCGCTTCCAGCAGGGGTATCGATACTTCTCGTGACGTGCTGACGGGTACCAGCACCGGCTTCCAGGCTGATCAGCTGATTGCCGCCAAGCACACCCTGAAACCTCAGTATTGGGGCAGGCCGTCAACCAAGTGGCTTTTTAGCCGTACCGCTCTTCAGTACATCCGCCAGCTGAAGGATGGCACCGGCCAGTACATTTGGCGTCTGGGGCTTGCCGGTGGCGATCCTGACACCCTCCTTGACATCCCCTGCGTGCTGTCCGAGTATGTACCAAACACATTTTCGACCGGCAACTATGTGGGCATGCTCGGCGATTTCAGCTTTTATTGGATTGCCGACTCTGAGCAGATGACCATTCAGAGGCTCGTTGAGCTTTATGCCGAAGCCAATCAAATCGGCTTTATTGCCCGTCGTGAGCTTGACGGCATGCCCGTCCTGGCTGAAGCATTCGTACGCCTCAAAACCAACTAATATAAGGATCAATATCTATGCCGACATTTAACGCGACACCAAATAGCAAACGCACCAGGGTGATGACCAGCCAATCAGCTGGCACCACTACGGTGAATAGCTCGATCATCGACACGGCCGATTTTGCAACGACCGTTTTTGAAACCCTTTTTGGGACTTGTACCACAGGGCAGGTTACTGCGATCAAAGTGCAGGGCGGCAATGCCAGTGATGGGAGCGATATGGCTGACCTCGCCAGCAGCAAAATCACCCTGGCCGATCCGGGCACCGGCTTGATGGTTGTCCATGAGGTCGTCGAATCGGTTTATCGATACTTGCGCCTGGTCGTGGCTCGATCCACTCAGAACGTAGTGATTGATGGTGTGGTCGCTATTCAGACTGGGGCTCATCGCGCCCCCACTACTGACGACAGCACCGTTCAGGACCGCACCGTGCTGGTCTCCCCTGCAACTGGAACCGCTTGATATAGGAGGCTTTCATGGCTCTTGGACCTGATGCCAGCTATTCCAGCGGCTCGAAAATCTACATCAAACAGCAGCCCAGCGGGGCGACGCTGAACAGCAACGCGATCACCACCGAAGAAGTATCAGACGTCGGAAGCTTGCAAAGCCAATATGGCCTGATGGCTTTCAATGGTCAGGTGGTGGCCCAGAAGGTTTCGATCACCACGGCGAAAGGTTCTTCCAATGTGTGCCAGGTCACTATTACCGCTCTGGATAATGGTGGCCAGCCCGTAACAGGAGTTCCTTTCGACGTGGACGTGATTTTGTCCGACAACGCCAATGGCGTGGGCGTCACAGCCACCGCGCCTTCTGGAGGCGTCAGCTTTACCGCTGGTACCAGTCTGAACGCATACGTAAACAATAAAGCGTATTATGTTCAGACCAATGCCAGCGGTCAAATTGTGTTCAATATCACGGACACGGGAAAAACGGGTTACTACATCATGGTTCAGGGTCAATGCACAACTGTTCCGGAAGTATCGGCACAGTTGACATCGGCCTCTTACGGGTAACATTTATGCCAAAGGTCAAAATGCTCTGTATCTCTGCAAATGAGAACAGGATCCTCGACGTGGGCAAGGTTTACAACCTTTCCAAGGACGAAGCGGAAGAATTGGAAAACGCAATTCCACAGGCTGGCATTATCGTTTCCAACGATACGCCAACCGTGCGAATTCCTCCCACTCCTGATCCTGAAGACATTCCCGAACCGGACCACGATGAGGAAGACTAAGCATGATTCCTGCCTATGGGCTAACACAGCTGATAGCACCTTCCACGGAACCCGTTACGGTGTCCGAGGTGTTAGCTCATAGCAGGATTTACGCGGCCGATGCCGATCAAACCTACATCGGCTTGTTAATCACAGCGGCCCGGGAATGGATCGAGACCACCATTAACCGGCAATGTATTTCGTCTCAATATCTGCTCACGCTCAATTGTTTCCCCGGCAAATCTTACGACGACGTTTCACCGGCAGGCTATCGGTATGGGATTATCAGACTACCTAAACCGCCGTTGATTTCCGTCGACCAAATTCAATATGTTGACGCCACGACGCTGACCATGACGACGCTATCGCCCACGCTGTACCAGGTCAGCACCTACCAGACACCAGGCAAGGTGGCACCAGCCAGGTACCAGGTTTGGCCGGTGGCTGATCCGCAAACACTGGACGCCGTGCAGGTCACTTTTACTTGCGGCTATGGAACGACAGCGGCAGCAGTGCCCGAGCGGCTTAAATTGGCCATCAAGACATTGGTGGCCGAAATGTACGAACACCGTGAAGCCTCAGCAGAACAGGCCGCGAATGAATTGCCTTATGGGCTAAAGTCTTACCTGAAATCGTTGGGTTGGGGCAACTACACGTGAGAGCGGGCCAACTACGACACCAGATTCAGATATATGCCCCGGTGGATGCAATCGATTCCTTCGGTGATGACGAACTTCAATATCAGCTGGTGGCGACCGTTTGGGGCTCGATCGAACCATTGTCCGGTCGGGATCTTTGGTACGCGAATCAGATCCGGGCCGACGCGACAAACAAAATTACTTTGCGGTATACCAATCAAATTTCATCAGCCCATCGGCTCGTTTGGAATGGCCGGGTTTACGAACCTGGGCCACAGCTATCGACCCAAGAGCGGGGTTATGAATTGACGATTTTGAGTACAGAAATTCGATACGGGTCGTTGGGTACAACCACAGCAGCACCATAATTCAAAAGGCCAAAATAATGGAAACCATTAAGGGCCTAGACGAATACTTGGCCAAACTTCAAAAGCTGGAAACCAAAGAATCCAAAAAGATGATGCGAAAGGCCGTCAATGCGGCCCTCCGAGCAATGATTGTAAAGGCTAAGGCAGCAGTTCCATCTCGAACCGGGGAATTGAAAAAATCGTTGGGCGTTAAAATTAAAGATTACAAGGCTTCGGTAAAAAACGGAAACACTGGTTTACTTTATGGCATGATGGGACCACGAAGCAAAAAAGTTTTTATCAACGGCATGCCGGTCAATCCTGCAAAATATTCGCATTTGGTTGAAGGTGGCCGAAGCAATGACCAGATTCGAAAAAAGAAAGTCATGAGCGACGGCGACCATATTTTCGGCAAACGGGTAAAAGACGTGCAAGCTCGACCGTTTATTGAACCGGCCGAAAAGCAGACTGATGTGCAATCTGTGATGGCAAACAAGCTGCAAGAGGAGTTTGAAAAGCTGTGAAAACGCTTTCGGACAAAGAAAAGCTGGTCGCCTATCTTCTTGCCCAAACGGCCATCACTTCGGTCATCGGCAACCGGATTTATTTGTCAGCAGCACCGCAAGGGGCCCAACTGCCTTACATCATTTATCAGCAGGATGGAAACGAGAACATCAACACGCTTGCGGGCTCGTCAGGACTACGGAAAACCCGGTTCCAGATAACCGCGATCGGCACAGATGCTCCAGCGATGGAGACCGTAAGAGCAGCAATCTGTAACCTCGCTGGCAACGGCAGCGATGGCGGTTTTCGCTGGATCTACCAGGTTGATGATTCGGACGATTATTCGCCTCCGGTGGAATTACAAATCAAAGGTACCAGGCTGATTCACATAATTCTTGAAATTTGGAGCTAATCCATGGCAGTACAATTTTCGGCAGGAACAACGCTCTATCTTTACAACGGCTCTTACACCTCCGTTGCCAATATCACCAGTATCGGTGGCGTCGACCTCACCTCAGGAGACATTGACGTCACGGTTCTGGCTTCCACTGGCTATTTCAAACAGTTTATAGCCGGGTGGGCCGATGGCGGCGTCGTGGCGCTCGAGGCTCTTTACGATCACAATCAGTGTGCCGCCCTGTATGCCCAATTCAGAACTACCAATACTTGGCGAATCACGTTTCCCGATAATTCCCGATGGGATTTCTCGGGATATATCAACGCGATTAAGACTGATGCGTCGATGGAAGATGCCGTCCACATGCCGTTTTCTATCAAAATCACCGGCGTCCCAACCTTTACCGCATAATTGAAAGGAAATTGAAATATGGCAATCCTCACCGTCAATAACGTCGATCGTACGGGCCAGATTGATCCCGTGGGTGTGCTGGTTTCCGCTGGTGGCAGCGGCGACAGCTTCCCGAATACCGGATACGAATACGTTTACGTAAAAAACGCTAGCGGTTCGAGCGTCACCGTCACCCTGGTTTATCAGTCTACCGTTGACGGCCAGACCATTACCAATCGCACGGTTTCCGTGCCTGCCAGCGCTGGCCGATTGATCGGGCCATTCCCGACAACCTACTACAATGATAGTAACGCCCGAATGAACTTGACATATTCATCGGCGACCAGTGTTTCCGTCGCTGTGTTCAAAAACGCTTCCAGCTAATTGATCGAGGGAATTATGAATTTGCGAGATAAGATCCTGGAATCGCAGGATTTGCCGGTCGAAAAAGTGTCCTGCCCCGAATGGGACTGTGATGTCTGGATCAGAACCCTTACCGGCGTGGAGCGCGACCAGTTCGAGGAATCTTGCTTAGTACAGCGAGGCAAGAAAAAAGAAGCGAATATGCGAAATGCTCGGGCCAAACTGGTGTGCCTGGCTGCCGTGGATGAATCAGGTAAGCAGATTTTCGGGACTGCTGACCATGATAACTTGGGCTGCAAATCGAGCAAGGTTTTGGATCGGCTTTTTGGCGTGGCGAGCCGGTTGGCGGGTATCAGCCAGACCGATATGGAAGACCTTGTAAAAAACTCCGAGAGCGGCCCGAACGAAGGTTCTGGATCGAACTGAGCTACCGTTATGGCCGCACGGTAAGGGAATTGCAACGGCAATTATCTTCGGCTGAATTCGCCGAATTATGGGCCGAAGAGACGATCGAACCGAGGGGCCCATATCGCGGAGATTTACAGGCCGCGATTGTCGCCAGGGTGATAGCAGAGGTGAACAGGGACAAGGCCAAAAGGCCGCAACCTTATAATCACCATGATTTCACTCTGAAGTTTGAACCGCCGGAGCCCAAGGAAATGACCTGGGCCCAGATGAAAACAGTGGCCATGGAATTGACGAAAACGATGGGAGGCAAAATTATCAATGCCGACAATCGGTAAACTACATGCGACGTTGACAGCGTCCACCAGCGAATTCGCCAAAGCCATGAGCGCGGCTCAGCAAATTACTAAGCAGTTCAGCAAAACATGGAACGATCTTGACCGAATGTTATTGGCTGGCAAGGCTCTGATTGCGGGTCTTGCTACGGGTGCCCTGACTGGCTATGTAAAAAACGCTTTAGACGCTAGCGTCGAGACGCTCCACTTGGCTCGCAATCTCGGGACTACCAGCAATTTCATTAACACGGTAAAACAGGGCGTAAAGGATCTCGGAGGCGATGCCGGCAACGCAGCGGCTGGGCTTGAGGCGATGTCCAAGGCAGTGGCCGGAGCAAATGCCGGCAACATCGCCACCAACAACGCTTTTGACCGGATTGGATTGTCTGCAAAAGAGCTTGCCGGCATGAACTTGGAACAGCAATTCAGCGCGGTGGCCGACGCCATCAGCAAGATTGAAAACCCGACTCAACGAGCGGCAGCAGCTTACGCCATTTTCGACGACAAAGCTAAAACGCTTTTACCTCTTCTGACGCAAGGCGGGGCAGGAATAGCGAAAGCCAAAGCGTCCATGGAAGGGCTTGGGGCTTCGGTCAATGATTTAAGCGTCGCCCAAGTAGAAAGCATGAATCTGGCTTTCGGTCGTTTATCCGACTACGTCAGCAATCTCGCCGGTCAATTTGGAATTGCTTTGGCGCCAGTTATCAACTTGGTTATCGACTACCTCGAAAGCATGGGCTTATCTGGAAAAACAGGCACGGCCATCATTCGATCGGGAATGGAAACGGCGGCCTATGCTGTTGGAGTAGTACTGGACGTCGTGCAAGTGGTCCGATCGGCCCTCGAAGGCATGGTCTCGACCTTCATGGGGGGAATTGCCCAGATTTCTTCCGGTGTTTCCGGGCTTTTTGACCTCGCAAGCAGCTTGCCCGATTCGTTGGGCGGCAAACTTTTTGCCGAAACCAAGAAAATGGCCGACGATTTCACGGCCGCCATGGCCTTGGCTGCAGCTGAAATGAGTGCCGAAGCTCAAAACCTGTTCGATACGGCCGACAATCGTTTAAAAATGCCTGAAAAATTTAGGCAAATCAGCGAACAGGCCGAACAGGCAGCAAAATCAATCGAACACACGCGAAACGCGGCCGGAAGTCTAACCGAATTGTCGAAACATGCTGAATTGTTTAAAATAGGCGAGGAACTGAACGAATCTTTGGCCACGCCTTTACAGAAATACCAGTCGGAATTGCAAAAACTGGATTCGGCTTTGCAGGCTGGTGCCATTTCATGGGACACCTACGCCAGGGGCATTTCCAAGGCCGTGGACGAACTCGAAAAAGCTCACGAATTGCGATCCGTACAATTGGCTGGAGCGACGAGCCGGGGCACCGTGGAGGCCTATTCAGCGGCCGCAAAAGCGGAGGCACAAGAAACCTATTCCCGGGAAACTCCGGACCAGAGATTGCAGCGGATTGCCGAGCAATCCCTCGAAATCGAACGGCAGCAGCTGGAATATCAGCGCAGATTGGCCGAAGCTGCAACGGTTTCTCCACAGGTAGCGAGGATCCTGTAATGGCGGTTTCTTCGATTCAGCTGACGAAGGCCGGACGGGCAGGCACATTTGCCAGCGAGCGGAAAAACTCTGTTTTTGAGCTCACTAATCGCAAATACCGCAAGATTTTCCTTGTTTCCACTACCGACATCAACGACGGACCCGCCACGATCTACGCTTCCGGTGGCATTCCTCAAATCGGTGACAGTTACACCGTAGGTAACGACACCGATGCCCTGGCTACGTGTGTTTCGGTTGATTGCACTCCTTACGGTGAATGGCCTTTGTTGTGGCAAGTCACGGCTGAATACGACACCGATAGGCTCGTTGACGCCACGATCACGAACCCGCTAAATTTGCCAGCAGAATTGCAATGGTCGTTTGCGAAATACGAAAAACCGATGCCCCGAGACCTCTTGGGCGTTCCGATCGTGAATTCAGCGGGTAGGCTGTTCGACCCTCCGGTGGTTGCCGATGATAGTCGACCTACTCTTGTTATTTCTCGAAATGAAGCGACCTTTAATTCGGCAAACGCCATCACCTATCAGGACGCAGTAAACAGCGATATTTTTGGCCCTGGCATTCCTGGGCAAGCGAAAATCAATTCGATCACTGGGGTAAAGCAGCAGGATATTGGCCTGATTTACTACCGGGTCAGTTACGAAATTGAATTCAGGCGTGAAAGCTATTACCAATTTGTCCAGGATATGGGCTGGACCGACGTCAACGGCTACGCTTTCAAGGATCTTCAAACGCAAGCCGTTTTGAGCAACCCCACCATGCTGAATGGGTGGGGGCAGCGGTTGACGACCGGGACGACTACGCTCGCCACCAATTGTCTGGTTAATGACACAGTCATCGGAGTGCCAGCGGCCGACGCTTTTAAATTCCCGCCACTGGCCACCTATGGCACGATTGCCGCGACACCTCCCCCGCATTTTTATTTTGAGGTGAAAGTAGACAATGAAATCATGCAGGTGACCCGGACCAACGCGGGAACCTGGTCAGTGACACGCGGATGGGCTGGTACAATTCCAGCAGCCCACGCAATTGGTGCCGTGGTCGTCCTTCAGCCTTATTTTCTTCGATTTCAGACTTACAAAATGCTGCCCTTTGCTCCATTGGGACTACCTACGTCATGAGTGACCCGAGGCCATGGACATTCGACGAACATTCCGTTATCCGCATCGGGGACGTTGTCCGCACGGTCGAAAAACGGCCTTTATATCCTGATTCACCCCGACCAGCTGTTGCCGGTGGCCGTGATGCTCGATCCGGGCTTGTTCAGGTCCTCAGCACCACGCCTTCCAATGGCATGTATCCGGGAGTTCAGGTTTATTTCCTTCCGGTTACGTCGACCAGCAGCACGACCAGCAGCACCACGCCGAAGCCATCGACCAGCACGACCACGGCAGCCCCGCCAACCTGCAAATACATTCCTTTCGCCGATGGCACTCAGGATTGTTGGCTTGTCATGCTGATGGCTCCTGTAGTCAACGGCGTTTATTCCGCGCTTTTGTCCGGAATCTGGATGGATGGCCTTCCCATCTATACGATTTCGGACATTTGTGTCACCCCGGCTACCACTAGCACAAGCACGACCAGCACGACCAGCACCACCATGCCGCCATGCACCGGCACCGGTTCTTGGTCGTGGTCAGCCAGTAGCAGTAGTTGGTCAGCCACCGGCAATACCTGCTCCAGCGGTTGCGTTCCGCACCCGCCTGATTTTTGCGGGGCATTCGCTTGTCAGATAACCCAAACCAGCTGCGTGCCAGCACCTGGGCCCGGGCCAGTGATTTGCACGACGGCCGCACCTGGCACGACTACGACCAGCACGACCACATTGCCGCCGCAATGCCAAGGCTCTTGCCAATGGCAATCGCAGTTGTTGCAATCGGGCGTGTACGGATGGATTCAGGCAACCAGTGGTTGCCCATCCTGCTGCCCTTGTCCACCTCCGACAATCCCGCCCACCTATTGCGCCACGGCCACCACCAGCTGTTCCGCTCCGGTTAATGCCCCACCTCCTGTGCCTTGCACCGGTTCGGTTCAATACTGGTGCAACCAGGCGAATAAATGGCAATGGTTGTCCGGATACTGTCCGACGGGGACAGTTTGCAGCCCGAATTGCATTTCTTCCCCTCCCACCGAATCTTGCAGTTGCGGCACCGTCAAAGCCATGCCTTGCTATTGCTCTTCCAATACCGGCCCATGCCCGATTTATGGGCCATGCG